ATCGTCGGTTATCCAAGAACGGTCTCCGGAAAAGTCACTGGAGAGAATCGCAGCCCCTGATCAGGCAAGCCCGCGAGGACGCATACATCCTGGGACTCATCGAGGCGGAGGACGGATGGACGACGCCCGATCGGTGCAAGGTCTCCGTCCGGCAATACTACTGCGGCAAGGCGTTCGACTGGGATGGCCTCGCGACCCTCTGCGGCCCGGTCATCGACGGCCTGGTCGACGCCGGCGCAATGCCGGTCGATGATGACCCCGCTCATGTCGTCGAGTACACTATGACCGCGACCCGCGTTGCGACTCGCGCCGAGAGCCGGGTCGCGGTCACCGTAACGCCAGTCAGCGAATAGGAGGCGCAACCGTGGCATCCATCGACCTGGGGCATGTTTGCGATGCCTCATGTCCGACGATCCCCGACCTGGAACGGGTCGCCCGCGGACGGGTGGAAATACACCGGGGCCAAAGCACCAGCAACCCGATCCGTCAGGATAGGGAGTTCCTCGGCATCTCCGGTGAACACGCCTTCCATCGTTCGACTGGCCTCGCGTTAGACATGACCGTCAGGCGGGCCGGCGACGGTGGGCATGATTTCGTCGTCCACGGCCAGACCATTGACGTGAAGTGCGTGTCGCATGTCTGGCGGATGTTGGTCGGCACCAAGGAACGCCGATGCGACATCCGCGTCCTGGCGTACTTCAGAAGCCTGGGTCGGTCGACGCTCGTCGGGTGGGAGTTCGACGACGTTGTGCGCGAGGCTCCGACTCGACCAGGGCTGAACAACTACGTGAATCACGCTATCCCTGTCGACGCGCTCCGGCCAATGGCGCAGCTATGGCAGCACCTTGGGGAGCTTTATCCGTTATCGTTCTGAAGGAGGGCTGATGCAGATTAGAGACCGGATCAAAGAACTCAGGCGCGTGCCGGCGTCGGAGCTTATCCCGAACCCGAAGAACTGGAGAACCCACCCTGTAGCACAGCAGGACGCCCTGAGAGGCGTCCTGGCCGAGGTCGGGTACGCCGACGCCCTGATCGCCCGCGAGACGCCGGAGGGGCTGATGCTGGTCGACGGCCATCTGCGGGCTGAGACCACGCCCGACTCCGACGTTCCGGTGCTGGTGCTGGACATCAACGAGGCGGAGGCCGACCTGATGCTGGCGACCCTCGACCCGCTAGCGGCGATGGCGGGCCGGGACGGAAACCGGCTCACCGAATTGTTGGCCTCGGTCTCGTCCGATAATCAGGCCGTGGCAGATTTGCTGAATAGCATGATGGAGGATGTCCCCGACGAGAAGCCCAAGGTGCTGCCGAAAGAGGAAGATGCTTTCGAGATTCCTGATACCTCTGAGATACAGCGCGGGGACTTATTCCAGCTAGGGAACCATCGTCTGTTATGCGGTGACAGTACGGCCCCAGAGGATGCCGTAAGGCTGATGGGTGGGAGGACTGCGAGCCTGATCCACGCCGACCCGCCCTACGGCATGAACAAGGGCTTCGACAATGACAACCTCCACGATGGGAACCTTGACCAGTTCCACATGTCCTGGTGGGAGGCGTTCCGGCCCCATATTGACGACAATGCGAGCGCGTATATCTGGGGCAATAGTGCAGACCTGTCGAGGTTGTGGCATACGGGTGGCCTCAAGAATTCGGAGCGGCTGACGCTCAGGAATGAGATTGTCTGGGACAAGGGCGGCGGTGGGATGTCGGTGAAGACAGAAGCGGGGAGGATGTTCCAATCATCGGAGCGGTGCCTGTTCTTTATGTTAGGCGAACAGGGCTTCAACAATAACGCCGACAAGTATTGGGAGGGGTGGGAAGGGATACGCTCGGCACTTGCTGCGGACGTGGCGAAGATGGGATGGACGGCAGACGACATCCATCGAATTACAGGCGTTGGGATGTTCGGGCATTGGTTCACGAAGTCGCAGTGGGAATTCATACCGGAGCATCATTACAATGCGCTCCAAGCCGCCGCCAAGGACGACGCCTTCAAGCGTGACCACGATGACCTCAAGCGTGAGTTCTACGCGACCCGCGCATATTTCGACAACTCCCACGAGGCCATGACCGACGTCTGGCTGTATGCGCCTATTGGCGACGTATGGAAGTTTCCAAGAGTGAAGGGGGCCGACAGGCACGACCACGCCACGCCGAAACCCGTGCTGATGATTATCAGGGCGGTCAAGTCGTCTTGTGAGTCTGGGGGTCTAATCGTCGACCCGTTCTCAGGGACAGGCACCACGCTGATGGCATCAGAGTATGCGGACAGGTCGTGCTATGCGATGGAGATCGAGCCACGATACTGCGACGTCGCGATCAAGCGGTGGGAAGATTACACCGGGGAGAAGGCGGTGCAGGTCTGATGGCGAAGCGCAAGCAGCCGGGGCTATACCCGACGCCGCAGAAGAAGGCCGAGTTTGAGCTTCGCCGGTATCAGATGCTGGAGCTTTACAAAGGGGGCGCGACCGAGAAGCAGATCGGGGAGACCCTGGGCGTCGATAGGTCGCAGGTACACCGGTCGATCAAGCGCGTGCTGAACGACCTCGCCGAGAAGTACAGCGGCATGGCTAACCAGATACGCGCCCTCCAGATGGAGCGGTACACGACCCTCCTGTCCCGGTGGTGGCCGCAGGCCCTGGCCGGCGACGAGGCCGCGACCAAGATGGTGATGTCGATCATGCACCGCATCTCGGAGATCAACGGCGTGATCCCGAAGGAACCGCTGATCACCATCGACCAGCGGGCGATCCACCTGACCCAGGGCGAAGTAACCTTCAGCATCGAGGCAGCAAGTGGCAACTACCTCAACGGCAACGGCCCCGACGGTAACGTACCGGAGACCCAGTCTCTACCCGAAGCAGCAGGCGGCGATCTTCTCGGCTGACCGGTACGGAATCATCGAGGGGTCGACGAAATGCGGGAAAACCGTGGCATGTATCGCGTGGATACTGGAGCGGGCTATGGGCGGTCTGCGGGGCCAAGCGTTCTGGTGGATCAGCCCGGTCTATCCGCAGGCGAAGGTCGCATATAGGCGGCTCAAGCGGGGCCTGCCGGAGACCCTCTACACGGCCAACGAGTCTGAGCTAACGATCACGCTGGTGAACGGGGCGATCATCTCATTCCGGTCTGCGGAGAAGCCCGACAACCTCTACGGCGAGGACGTCTATGCTGCGGTGCTGGACGAGGCTACGCGGATGCGGGAGGAGGCGTGGCACGCGATCCGGTCGACCCTGACGGCTACCCGCGGCCCCGTCCGGATCATCGGCAACGTCAAGGGCCGGCGGAACTGGGCCTATGCCCTGGCGCGTCGGGCCGAGGGAGGGGAACCAGGGTGGACGTATGCGAAGCTCACGGCAGCGGACGCGGTCGACGCCGGGATCATAGCGTCGGAGGAGATCGACCAGGCCCAACGGCAACTACCGGAGAACGTGTTTCGCGAGTTGTATTTCGCGGAGCCGTCAGACGACGGCGGGAACCCGTTTGGGCAGGAAGCTATCCGGGCCTGTATCGGGGACGTCTCCGGGGCTCCTGCGGTGGTCTACGGGGTCGACCTGGCGAAGTCTGTCGACTGGACGGTCGTGGTCGGCCTCGACGAGACCGGGGCCGTCTGCCGGTTCGACCGATACCAGTGGCCGTGGGAGGAGACCGTCCGCCGGCTAGCCCAGGAGATCGGCCTGACGCCCGCGATCGTAGACTCGACCGGGGTCGGCGATCCTATCGTTGAACGGCTCCAGCGGGAGCTATCGAACGTCGAGGGCTACAACTTCTCCTCGACGTCTAAACAAAAGCTGATGGAGGGCTTGGCGATGGCGATCCAGACCGGGGAGGTGAGGTATCCGCAGGGCGTAATCGTCTCCGAGCTTGACGTCTTCGCCTACGAGTACACCAGGACAGGCGTCCGGTACTCGGCCCCGGAGGGGATGCACGACGACTGCGTGATGGCTCTGGCCCTCGCGGTCTATGGCCGGACGGGTGCGCCGGGGGTGGGGGTATGGTAGGGGGTATGGCAAATGAGGCCGGGGCCTGTACGTGGTGCGGGAATAAGCTGGTCAACGAGCATTGGCTTTGCAAGAGAGAAGCCGCACCGGGGGCCGACTTTGAGACGAGTCACGGGTATGCTCGGAACCGATGGGGCGCGAAATCTAAGCACCCTGATCTGGAATGGTACGGGGGTCAGGACGACATCGAGAATGACTGAGTGCAAGGAACTCCGGTGCCAGGGCTGCGGGAAACTCCTCGCGGAGAAGGCCGCGACCGGTACGGTGATCGTCTGCTCCCGGTGCAAGACCCGCAACGAGGCTGATTGACGCGATATAACCGGGCGTGATATCGTCCGTAGCAGTGACCCGATCCGGCACAGTGTCCGTGGCTTTGCAAGCCCGAACGCCGGAGGAGGTCACTATTGGCAATTTGGGACACGTTGTTTCGCAAGCAGCAGGAACTCTCGACCACCGTCCCGCTCAACATGGACGTCGGGCAAGCGTCTTACCCTGACGTCAATTATGCGAACTTCGCCTCCGAGGGATACGGCAAGAACGAGATCGTTCACGCCTGCATCCGGGAGCTGGCGACCTCCGCGGCCTCGCCTCGGTACTACGTCCAGGCCCCCTCCACTGACGGCGGCAGTGTCGAGGTCGAGACCGGCCTACTCTACGACCTGACCACGAAGCCGAACCCGTATACCGACTGGTACTCGTTCATCGAGCGGCTCGTCACGTTCCTGATGGTGGCGGGCAACGCCTACGCGATCAAGGAGCGGGGCCGGGGCGACCAGGTCTCGGCCATGTACCTCCTGCGTCCCGACCGGGTCACGATCGTGGCCGGCGACTATGGCGCGGAGGGCTACGTCTACACGGTCGGCGGCACCGAGTACGGGGTCGAGGCTCGGGACATGTGCCACCTCGCCCTGCCGAATCCCGCCGGCGACATCTACGGCCTCTCGCCTCTCCAGGTCGCGGCCCGCACCGTCAATCTCGACCTCAATATGACCGATTTTGCGAAGGTGTATTTCGCCAACGCGGGCGTCCCGTCCGGTCTCCTCAAGGTCAAACGACGGCTGACCTCCCAGGAGGAGGCGTCGACGATCCGGTCGCGGTGGCGGTCTCAGTTCGGCGGGATAAACAACTTCCACCGGGTCGCTATCCTCGACGACGACGCCGAGTATCAGCCGATGAGTAACAGCCCGAAGGATATGTCGCTCGACGGGCTGCACAACCTCACCGAGTCCCGCATCTGCGCCGTGTTCGGCGTCCCGCCGATCCTGGTCGGGGCGAACGTCGGTCTTCAGCGGTCGACCTTCAGCAACTACCGGGAGGCCCGTCTGGCGTTCCACTCCGAGACCCTGGAGCCGATGGTCTCCCGCATCCTCCGGTACTTCAACGCGAACCTATTCGACGAGTACGGCACGAACGAAACCCTGACGGTGGACTGGGTCGCGATGCGGGGCGTCCTGGACGATCAGGTGGCGACGACGACCCGCCTGACGGCCCTGTTTGCCGGCGGCATCCTGACCCTCAACGAGACGCGGGAGGCTCTGGGCTTCGACGCGGTCTCTGACGGTGCGATCCGGCGCATCCCGTCGTCGATCTTTGAAGTCGCCGAGGGGCAACAACCAGCCCCGGTCGCGGTCGATGCTGCGCCGGTCGAGCAGTCCCACCCGATCCTCACCGCGATCAAGGCTCCGCGGGTCGCTCCCCGCGGGCGGATGCTCCGCCGGCGTTTGATCGAGGAGCGGGAGGAGGAGGCCGACGATCTGGCGGCCAAGACCCTGCGGCATTTCCGCGGCATTCGGAACCGGGTCGACGGCATCCTGGGCCGTCACATGGAGCGGCAGACCGCGGAGGCGAAGGAGTACCCGTTTGAGGTCGAGGACATGCTCCCCCAAATCGAGACCGGGAATATGCAGAAGATTCTTGACGCTGCATATCGGCGGGTCTCCAAGCGGACGTTTGACGCGATCAACGACGTGGGCGTCGCGGGGACTCTCGACTGGTCTGACAAGCTGCCGACCGTCCAACGGGTATTGGCCCAGGCTCCGGTTCGGGCCGCTATGATCCACCGAACGACCGACAAGGCGATCGGCAAGGTCATTCAGATCGGGTTAGAGCGCGGCTACTCCGTCGAGCAACTGGCGCGGGGCGTCCCGAATGACAAGTTTCCGGGCATCCGCTCCCTGCTAACCGAGACGGAGAACCGGTCGAGGCTGATAGCCCGTACCGAAGTAATGAGGACGCAAAACCAGACGACGATCGGGTTCTACCGGGAGCAAGACCTGTTCTACGTCCAGGCGGACGACGTCGACGGCGACCCGGACGACAACTATATCGACCCTGGCGACCGTTACGGGCGGACGTGCGCGGAGCGTCACGGTCAGGTCTACAGCCTGGAGGACGCCCAGCTTATAGACGACCATCCGAACGGGACGCTCAACTGGATGCCGATGCCGCGGGGCTATAAGCCGGAGGTGACCGTATGATTCGCAAGACCATGATCTCCAGCGCGAAGGCCGTCGACGAGGCCGAGGGGATCGTCGAGGCTTACACGAACACGATGGGCGTGATCGACGCCGACGGCGACATCGTAGAGCCGACGGCCTTCAACGCCTCGATCGCGGACAACCTCCCGATCCCCGTCCTCTCCGGTCACGACCAGGGCAAGCTCGTCGGCAAGGTTATCTTCGCCCAGCCCCGGCTCATCGAAGGCGATGAGTACCGGCTGTTTACGCGGATGCAGATGAACATGGAGACCGAGGCGGGCCGGGACGCCTTCAGCAACGTCGCGGGCGACTACGTCCGTGAGTGGTCGATCGGGTTCAACATCCCGAAGGAGTCCGACGTTACCCAGGAGGGCAGTGACGTCTCGACCGTGATCCGGCGCATAGCCAACCTCGACTGGGTCGAGGTCTCATCGGTGATCCGCGGGTCGTCACCATCGACCTCGACAGTAGCGGCTAAGTCCTCGCCGGTAACGGAGGAGAAGGGTGCCATCCCGTCCCACCTGACGGCATGGGTCGAGGACGCCTGGGACGGCAACCTAATGAGGGGCCGAATCAAAGGCGGAGCAGCGACCCTCCGGGCGTCTCACGCTTGGGTAGATACCGATGGCGATCCGGAACTCAAGTCGAGCTATAAGTACCTTCATCATCATATCGGTCGGAATGGCCGAGGAGGGCCAGCTAACGTCCGGGCTATCACGACCGCTATGGCGAACCTCAACGCCCGCAGGACGTCGATACCGGAGACCGACCGGCGCGGGGTCTACAATCACCTCGCACGGCATCTCCGCGAGGCGGGCCGCAAGCCCTCCGAACTTCGGTCTGCGGAGCCGCCCGATCACTCCAAGCCTTTTCCCGATTTCCACGCCTGCCGGATACGGGAGCCGGAGGATTTCGACCGGTTCCGCACCGCCGACGAGACCATCGACGACAAGCCGGTGCAGG